TTTGTGCGGTCGCCCATGCTGTCGCGTATGTGGTCCAGTTTGCGTCGGTGTTGCCGTTAATGTGGCCAGCTAAATCCGCGGTGCCAGCCAATCGCTGCACTGTGATTTTCTTGTCTGGTCGCGGGCGACACGCGGCTTTCATGTCCACACCTTGTGATATGCGGTCCACTGCAGCGAAGAAATCAGTCGTTGGTATGCTATCAAATCATGCGAACAGCCTTCCCAATTGACACGGCACCATTCAACAATGGCAAGCTTCGCCACGCGCGGCACAGCCGTTGCGGCGCCGTATCCGGCCACCATAGTGATTTGCACCTTGTTCGGCCGATATTCCTCAGTGTTTGGCCACTGCTGTGATTGCTTCAACACCAACTCCGGCGGCGTGCTGGTGAGATTGGTGTAGTATTTTGCTGCGTCGTAGGTCTGCAAAACGTCGTCCTGATCGTAGTATTTAACATGGGTGATTGACTGAATCGGAGCCAATCGAATCTCAATCGGTCCTGTCAGGCTGGCGAAATCTTCGATATCCATTCGGACGGTTTGCGTGATCAGCTTGCGGCATGTGTCTGCCTCCACTTGTTCGCGGCCGGCCTTGAGTAAATCCGACAGTTCATTGTCGAAATCACAGCCACCAATTCTCAGGCGCGTTTTGAGTTCGTCGAGCGTAATCGGCTCTGCAGCGGGGCCTGATGTAACTGTGAACGTGGGGCTGGGTCTGGGCTGGGCTTTGGGGCGGAATCCTGTGAGACCGTAAACCATTTTGCGTATCCCCTTGCAACGAGAATTTCATCCAGCCCTTTACCGAGGCTTGTCACCGTGTTTTTTGCGTGCGATCTGTACTCGCGAAGCATGACAATCATAAACCATTTTCCTTTCGCCAGTCGTGCACATAGACATGCTGCGGTTGCAGGTTGTCATCAAACACCGCCACCATTTCTTCAAGGTGTCCAATCCTGCATGTTGGCGCCACGTAAATGCTTTTGCCGGCCTTACGCCAAACGTGCCAAAAGTAGATGTCGTCGTCGAGGCGGTCATCATTCCAAACACCGCCGGCGCCGGGCTCAGAATGAAACCACGGCTTCGGCAAATCCGCAAACGCCTTGACGCGCAGCAAGGTCAGCCCAAAATGGGCGGTTGTGACTTTAATCGGCAACCCACCAACCTGCACCGTCTGCTCTTTGTTTGCCCCAACAGTCATCAGTGGGTATTTGCCGCCACGTCGGCATTGCAATGCAGCCATGGCGTCAGCATCTGGTGTTTGGGCAAACACGTCACAGAGGTGCTGCAGTTGTTTGGTGGTAAACAGGCTGTCGGAGTCAATCGACAGAATCCAATCAATGTTTTTTTCCACGGCATGCTCAAACATTCGCTGCATACACTGGCCCCAAAACACTCCTTGCGAGCAGTGCAGGTCGATTTTAAGCGGCTTCAGTGCCCCCTCAATAATGTTGCGGGCAGCGACTGCTTCGTATCGTGGATGGGTAATGTAGGCGCCCACCTTGACGCTGATTTGCCGAGGCTTTGCCGGCACGGCAGCGGCTGGCTTTGTTGCCCTACGATTTAAACTGACGAAATGGCTGCTGCAGTCATTGTCAGTTGAACGCCATTCCTCAATTGCAATCATGCCGGCAGCCTCCAGCATTGCATCCAGCCGTTCAGCGTCATAGGCTGCTTTGTGGATGTCGTGCTCATCGGTTTGGCCGCCCATCAGGTAAAACAAACGCTTGCCATCATCGGCTGCCAGACACTTATCCACGTCTGGCACTGCAATCCACAGTGTGCCACCCGGCTTCAGGGCTCGCACCCAGTCCGCCAACGCCTTTGCGCCGTCAGCAAATGTCAAATGCTCTAGCACATGGCTGGCTCGTATTTCGTCGATTGATCCATCTGGCACATCGAGCGGAAAGCAGGGCTTGCCGTGCTTGATGTCCCAGTTGTTCCAGCCTTGCAATGGATGCTGCCCGCATCCCAAATTGAGTTTCATGCTGCCTCCAAAAAGCGGGGCTGCCGTTTGCCAGCGACAGCCCCTGCTTGACTAGATAAACACAACAGCGTCTGCAACGTCGGTCGTGCCACTCGGAGCGTTTTCGAGGTCGCTCAGAGTTGCAATTGCCGCCAATGTGACATTGTCGTTGGTTGTAGTTGCGGTGGTGACTGCCAACCGCAGATAACGCTTGCGGCCACGCAAGTCCACCCCATAATGCAACTCGCGGGCGGCTGTCAAATCCTCTGCACTGCGTGTGGACAGTGTTGAAAAATTGGTGACAACCGTGTCATCCGATTCGCTGAGCACCAGCGTAGGCCCAACGGCGTTGGTGTTGATTTCCGATGCGAACGCAACGCGAATTGTGGCGTAGTTTGCGCCCTTCGTGTCAAGGTTTGCCGTCGTGGTTGCTGAATTCGTCATGGATCGCGGCGAAATCAGCAGGCTGTCGTTTACTGCTCGTTGCTCCAACATATGTAAGTCTCCGGAGGAGGGTTTGCCAAAAAGCGGGCCGACTCACAACGAATCGGCCGCGGTCATGTCACCAAATCAGCTGCCGGCAGTTTCAAGGCCGACAATCGGGCCGGCGACGCTGTTGGTGCCGTAGTCATGAACGACGATGTCAAATCGCTCGGTGCCACGCACGCCAATTTGGTCGCGTTCCCACATTGACTGGCCGCCAACTGTGGCTTCGGTGCTGAAGGCGATGGACTCGCCACCACGGGCGCCGAATTTTGCACCCAGATTGAACGCACCGAACACAACCGGGATCTGGCTGTTTGCTTCGGTTGACGGAAACACCTGCGACGTGATGACGGGGTAGCCAAGGAAAACACTGCGGCGGATGCCACCAATGATTTCTGATGGCAAGACACCGCCGGCAGCGTAGGCCAACTTTTGCATGACGCTGTGCTCAAACGTCTTGTGGCAAATCCACGCGGCGCCGGGGACGTCAGCGTAGGCTGGCAGCCCGCCAATAACCTTGTTGAAATCAGCCAGTGTCAATTCAGACCATGCGTTTCCGCTGCCGAGGATCAACCCCGGAGCGGTGCCTGCGGTCAACTCATCAAGGCGAGTGCGAACGCCAGTGATGCCGCCGTAGGTGCTGGTGCCATCACCATTGAACGCACACTCATCTTCCTTGTTGGCAAATGCGTAGGCAATTTCACCGATCAAACGATCAGCCAGCCCGAGCACGTTGTCAGCGTTGAGTTCGTTGCTCATGCGAGCCAGAACCATCAGCTTTTTGGCAACCAGCGTGATCTGGTCAAACGTCATGTTTGACTCAGTGCCGGCAGCGTTTTCGCTGACGAAATACGCCGTCAAACCAGACTGCTGCCGCGGAATGGTTTTTGTGTCGCTTGCCATTGGTTCAGGACTGAAGACCTGACGGGCAACGCCATACCGCTCACGCAACAGAATGAGGTCGCGGCTGAATTCGTCTGGAACCAGATAGCCGGCGCCGGTCGTGTCTGCGCCGCCTTCGCCATGGGAAATGTTCCACAGGCCGGCGTCACGGCAGAATGTTTCGGCGGCCAGATTGCGGTACGGAATGGATCCGGTCGCCGATATCTGAGCCAAGGCCCACATGCCAAAACGGTAGGCGCGGACTTCGGCCGGCACTTCGTCGTCTGCAGCGAAGTTTTTGAGCGGCACGCGGCGGACATTGCGAGGGATCCGAAATTGCGATTCACCGGATGCGTGCAAACCTGCGGCGATGCCACCGGCGTTGACGATCTGGCGGATCGTGCGATTGTCCGGCTGATTGCGCAAAGCAGCCAGCCGAGCCGCCATCTCACCAGCCTTTTGTTGCCGTTCGTTGATCGCGTCGATTTGTGCCTGCAGTGCCTCAGCATCGGCGATGAAAACCTCTGCCTGCTGCTGCTGCTCGGCGGTGATCGGGGTGTCGTCACTTGCGGTTGCCAGGATTTGCTGGGCTTGATCCAGCTTTGCGGACTTCTGTGCCCGCAATTCATTGAGGTTAGCCATGTTTGCTCCTTTGGCCACGGCTAACGCAAAGGCGTCAACCACTGGCTCTCCGATGGGAAAACGGAAAACGCGGTGATTGACGCCTGTGATTGTTCCACGCTCAATCTTGCCAGATCAGCAACCACTGTCGGGCGCGATCTGATGTATTCAGAGTAGCAAATTGCGTCTGGCTGTCAATAGCAACTGCGCAAACGCTGCAAACGCACCCGGGCAGCCAGATCCGTGCGGCTTGCAACCTGCGGCGTCGCGTCTGCTTTTGCTTTGCTTCGTTGGCCAATGATTTCATCGACAAAACCAAACTCCAATGCCTCTGCGGCGGTGTATTTTGTGCCGTCGCCACGGGGGCCACGCAATGCGGCCTCGATCTCACCGGCTGGTTTGCCAGTCCTTTGAGCGTAGGTGGCAACCGCAGCGGCATTGAACATTTCCAGCCAATCGACAACCTCCAGTAAATCCGCCTTGTGCCCCACAGCACCGGCGATGCCCTCGTGAATGTGGTAGACAGCGTTGGCTTGCATCAATACACGATCTGCACCGATGACAGCCAGTGACGCGGCGGATGCGGCAACGCTTTCAATGATGCCCGTCGTCGGCCCTTCATGGTCTGCCAGTGCGTTGTAGATAGCCAATCCATCGAAGGCCAAGCCGCCGAACGAATTTACTCGCATGGTCACAGGCTTTTTCCTGTTTGCTGACAAAATGCGAGCCACAGTGGCAGCGTCGGCTTCGTCGTATGAATCTCCAACGGTGCCATACAATAGGATCTCGATTTCATCCGCCTTTTGGTTCAAAAACACGCGGAAATCGTCGGTTTTTGCGGCGTTTTTGATGTTTTTTGGCGTAAATAGGTCGATTTTCGCTGTCATTTTTGCACCGTTTTCAGCAGAGAGGAAATGAGAGATTCGCGGCGCGCATCCCATGTAGCGACCAACTCGGACACGTGAGCTTTCAGCGTTTCGGTTGTGCAGTGGCCAGACAGCTCGATCAAAGCCGTTTTCGATGCGTTGGCGTGCTTGTAAATAGCATCAACAGCCCCAGATGCCGTCAGCCCGAGGTTTGCGACGGCGTTCGCTGTCCATGATTCGTAGAATTCCTCAACGCCGTTAAGGAAGTCTGCAGCGCGGCGGTTGGCGAGTTGTAGCGCTTTAGACTGCTCCAATGTGACGGCCTTTGTGATCGACGCCGTCACCACCTGGCGCAACGCGGCTGTGGCTGGTGATTCTTCTGGCATGTCATTATCCTCTTCGTCTGGGCTATCGTCTTCTGTGTCTTCAGTGTCCTCGCCCTCTGCCATCTCTTCTTCTGGGCTACCAATCTCCATCCAGTTGGCCGGTCGGTATCTTGCCTCGCCATCTTCCCCGAGGCTCGGCATATTCAGCAGTGCACGGCCTTCATTGTGCGTAATTAGGCCAGCTTCGAGTTGTCGGTAAATGCCGTTCACCTTTGTTTCGAACGACATTTGGACCAGCGCTTCGCGATTGAATTCGCAAAAGTGCGTGTCGTTGGTTTTCTGGCGTTCGTCAAGCAGTTTGTCGTTGCATTCGGCCTCCCAAACCTTTAGCCACGGTTGCAGGCTGTAATCAAGATAGCTTTGGCCCTCTGCTTCGAGGCTGTTGTGGCTTGTTCTGGTTGAATCGCCGAGCATGTGCGGCGGAACACCAGTGATATTTGCCACAGTCGCCCGCACCTCGTGCTCGCGGGTCTGCAGGAATTGCGCCTGATCCGGGCTGATCTGCAGTTGCTGAAACTTCACACCATCTTGCAGCAGCGCCACTTTGTGCGCTCGGTTCAACCCGCTTTGCATGGCATCCCATGCCTGCATTGTATTGCGGATTTTTTCCTCACTGAAATGCCCCGGCACCATAAGCAAACCGGACATATTTGAGCCGGATCCAAAAAACCGGGCGCCAAATTCCATGGCAGCCATGCCGACACCCAGCGCCTCCGCCATTAGTTCGAGCAGCGGATAACCAACGATGCCATCAGGCCCAAGACCACGAATATGCAGCATGTCGCGGCCGGGAACGCGCACCGGGTTATTATCGAAGTAGGTGATGTAGTAAATTTCGCCATCAATAACGCGGACAATCGTGTTGGCAGGATTCCAGATTGCCAACGCCACGGGCCGGCCTTCCACGCGGTCGATTGATGCGTAGGCGTTGCCGTGTAACAATGCCAGCGCGGTCATCGTGCGGCGAAATGTGTATGCGTGCATGTATTCGCTTGCCTTTTTGGTCAGCAAATACTGCGCGGGGTGCCGGGTGTCTGCTTTTTTGCCTCCGTCTCGCTGCCGGCGGTAGACATCAAACGGCAGCCCGGCTACGCTGTTGGCGATTAGGTTGATTGCTCGCCAGAGCGGCGGATATCCCATTGCAGTTCGCGAATTGACACGGGCGCCGCTTGTGGCTTTGACCGATGGGAAATCAGCGCCAAATCCAATACTCCGCCACAAGTGCTCCTCTGAGCGTGCGGCGACCGGGCTGGCTTGAGCGTAGATTGTGACGCCGAATTCCATCATTCGATCCTCAGAAAAGCACAATACCGGAACCTGCAGTGTCGTAAATTGACGTGTCGGCACTGAATTGTCCAGCCAATGCCAGTCCCATTAGCGTCGCGCAAATGCCGTCGATCTTCTCAGCAGATTTTCCCTTGTCCGGGCGGATATTACCAGAGGGATCCTCTTTGTGCGCAACATTTGCCGCCATCCACCGCAAAACCTGATTTCCGTCGTGCCTGAATTTACCCGAGGACAACAGCCCCAATAGCCGCTTAAATGGCTCGTTGTATGTCCCAAACGACTGCTGCATTTTCACCAACACCGATTCCGGCAGGCCACGGTCTTTTAGCCCCTGCGTGACACCTGTGGCGTTCCATGGATCGTAACCAATG